GCCATATCACCAGCGTCACCTTTATCTCCTGCAAGATCAATTGAAAGAAGAACTGCATCTGCATCAGAGAAAGGATTAGTTGTGCTGGCAGCTAAATTAACTACTGTTAGTTTTGTATATCCGGTAGCATTAACTACTGCTGTTACTTTGTAAGTAGCAAATACTTCTGGAGAGTACTGCTTACGAAGAGTTACAAAACCTAATGTAGAAGATGGTGAGTTACCAGCGGAAAGAGATTGCACAAAGGTTGCTATTGCAGCAGCATTGCTATCTGCATCGTCAATGTAAAAAGCAGTAGCAGCATTCTGAGTAGCGTTATTTAAACGAACATTACCACCACCAGGATCAGAATCTGTGGTAGTAGTACTAAATGCCATTGGAACTGCATTGCCTAAATCTGCTAGTGTGCTAATGCCAGTAATAGAACCACCAGCAATATTAACACTATCTAGATAAGCAGTACCATCAACATACAGATCTTTAAATTCTAGTGAGCTAGTACCAAGGTCTATGTCATTATCAGCTACAGGAACAATAGCTCCATCTTTAAAAGTTACCTGTGCTGTGCCTCCAGATGTATATGTTAACTCATCAGCAGCATTAAAGTACAAGCCATTATTGGTATCACCAGTATTTGTAATAGCTGGCGCACCGGCAGACCCATCAGAAACTGATACAACACCAGTAGCGGAAAGAGTAGAGAAAGAACCCGCCGCCGCCGTCGTGCCGCCAATAACAACATTGTCTGCCGTCCCACCGTTAATATCTGCTGTATCAGCAACCAACGCATCTGTTGTTACTGTACCATCAAAAAATGCATCTTTAAATTCTAAAGAAGAAGTACCTAAGTCGATGTCGTTATCTGTTACTGGTTTAATTACACCATCTGCGAAGGTAACTTGAGCGGTTCCAGTAGAGGTGTAGCTAAGTTCATCGGCAGCATTAAAATAAAGACCGTTATTAGTATCACCTGTATTAGTAATAGCAGGAGCACTAGCACTTCCATCGGATACCGAAACGACTCCAGTAGCAGAGATTGTAGTGAAGGCACCAGTTGATGCACTGTTTGCACCAATCGTTGCGCCATCGACCGTACCACCATTGATATCTGCTGTATCTGCCACAAGAGCATCGATGTTAGCTGTTCCATCGAGATGTAAATCCTTAAACTCAAGGGAACCAGTCCCTAAATCAATATCGTTATCTGTTACCGGTACGATAGCACCATCTTGAATCTTTATCTGTTCTACTGATGCAGCAGATACCTGAACATAGAACTCTAGATGATTATTACTGGTATCTACTAATACTTTATTTAACTGATCTGCATCTGCTACTCTATCTATAGGAGGGCCTTCAGCAGCCGTACCATCATGTTTATGTCCGGTAGTATTATTAAGGGCTGCTAGTACTTGGTTAAACTCAGCATTCAAAGGTGCGGCACTAACGATTTCACCGCTAAGAATTTGTGCTGATGATTGTCTAGTATATCCTGCCATTATCGATATCCTGATTCTTGGTAAGTAACGGAAAATCCGCTAATACTATAAGGCGCTTGTGTTCCTGTTGAAGTTATAATTAGTGACATAGCTCTACCTGATCCTTGAATGTTTGTTTCTAGTACTGGACTAGTTGATCCATCAAAAGTAAATGTAGAGTTATAAGTTCCTGATCCTGTAGTGTATCTTAACAACGCACCTGCTGTTGTTAAAGAATAAGTAAGAGGATTAGGTACATTTGGATCATCCCAATCAAAAGCAATTCCTAAGTTAATTGTTGATGATCCTTCAGGTCGTGTAAAAAGAGATAGGTGTTGAAAAACTTTACGTTTTTCAGTACTGTCAAAATATAAAAATGGAGTAGCATAAATAGAAATAACTTCTGATCCGTCAAAATCATTTCCTACATCTTGTTGAAATACCTTTCCATTTAAATCTCCATGAACAACTACTTCTTGACTATTTATTAAACCACTAGTAGCGACGGATGCCTGAATACCTAATAGTTGACCAAACTCCCAACCTACTCTCCTATCTGCAAATCTAAGTCCTCCTATAATACCTTCACTATCTGCTGTTGATGTAGTAGAAGGAAAGAAATATCTAAATTGAGTTTTATTTCTTATAACTACAGAAGACATATTGGTTAGCGTGTGATTAGAAGGAAGAGCCTGTAAAAGTTGTTGTATAGGTTTTGAAACAGTTTCAAGTTCAATATCACCGATACGAGCAGTACCTTGAATAGGTCGAATACCATCAGAAGCTAGAAATAAAATATCGCCGCCTATTTCAAGAATACTGTCAGAAGCTATACAACCAATATTATTAGTTACTTCTGATAATATAAAGTCTGCTCTCGTATTACCTGTTAGTCTTTTAATTTTATCTGTACCAAATATATATAAAGAATCTCTAAATTTTGCTATGCCAGTTATTGCAAACCCTACATTAACAGTATCACCTCCAGCGGCTACTGTAAAATCTAAATCATCATTAGGTCCACTATATGCTAAGAAATTTGGGTTAATAGACATACCAGCAAAAAATTGATGGTTTCTGAAATCAGTAGTATACTTAGCACCTATAAAATCCTTTGATGAAGTACTCCTTGTATAGAAAAAGCTAATTGCTGTACCACCAACATTTGTTTGACTACCAACACTAGAGGACGAGCCCAGTTCAAAAGTATATGTATCAACATCAGCTACAGTAGCAACAGTAAAATCGGTATCGTTTATAGAAACCCCACCTACGTTAACATTAACCCCACTATATCTAACAACATCTCCTACGGCTAGAGTATGAGCGACATGATCTACTGTTACTGTGGCATCTGTATTGACAGAATCAAAAGCATTTGATAACTGTGTTTCTGTATCTGTGGCTGAAGTACCCTGCTTATCAAATATTTCTATAAATGTAGTACCACTATGCCGTAGGGGTCTATTTATACCGTCTACTAAAACATGAACAGGAGAACCTGTAAAGCTATGGTCTGCTGTTCTAAGTTTACTTACATTAATTACACCTCTACCTGTTGGACCTACGTTACTCCCCCATCCTACTCCAGATACGTGTTTATAAATTGAATAGTTATAACTGTACGAGTAAGTTACTGATGATCCTCCTCCTGATGCAGAAGAAGTACCAGCAGAGGTGAAAGCTACGGTGAAAGAGTTAGTGGCAGCGGTAAGAATTTCCATTTCAACGCTGTTAATAGTTAAACCACCTACTGCTGTAGCACCAGCAAATGTAACAAATGTTCCAACTGCTAACCCATGAGAAGTGTGAGCAATCGTTAGCGTAGTAGATTCATCTGTTACCGTTATAGGGTCAGCACCTAGCGTACCTGTTGCATCTCCAGAGTTTCTCCTTGCGGCAAATACATTATCTTGATGAATCCAAAGGCCAAGAACTTTTCCTAATCCTGGTACAGTGGTATTACTAGAGTCATAAGCAGCAAAACCTGAAATTCTTCTATATCCACCAAACTGGGATACTTCCATATTCAACATACGAATAGCCGCGCCAGGGTTAGTCCCTGCTAGGGAAAGAGCGTCTTCGTTAGTATATAGCCCACCCCGACTTAAAACGGTTACGTCTTTTAAAGCATCGACCATTAACTACTTCCATGAGGAACATTTATCAATCTTCCTACTCGCGTATCCCTTAAATCTGTAAATCTATTTATGAGAATAGTTCTCATGTGATCAATACCCTGGTCAAACTTTTGTTTGGCTATTCCTGCTTGTTGGCTATTGTCTCTAAACATATAAGAATGATACATAGCACCATCTACAACTACGTGCTTAAATTGATCTGGTATAGCCATAGTATCGGTGGATGCAGAAAGATCGTCATTGTACACAAAGTAATTGTAGTTTACCGTATACGCTAAATCTGGAATTGGAGTAAAGCCAGCCTTGTTATCCAGGGTTCTATAAACATAAGTAGGAGTATCTCTGTCTGAGGAACCCGCATTACCATCCCTGGAATAAAATCTTTTTATAAAGGTATCATAATCTATTTGTTTTAATCTGGACGCATCAGCGTTAATAGAATCGTCTTTAGCTATTCTAAAACTATCCCATTCTGCAACTTTAAAATTAGAAGCTAGAGAATACTGAGCAGTACCAGCAACTAGGGTTAACGTCCCAGCCACGTAGTTAAAAGGAAACTCAAATTCCCGTTGAGAGATTTCCTGAATAGAAGCGTTAACAGCATCCTTTACTTGTGCTCTAAAACCAATGACGCTTGAAAAATCGTCGGATGTTACCTCGACTTCATTCAAACGTCGTAAAGTGTCATTAACCAAAGTTATAAACGTGGTTGCCATTAATTATCCAAAAAGTAAAGGGGTGAGGTTTTTACGCCCCACCCCAATAACTACTAGTCAAGCATGTCTCGATCAACTTCATTAGCAGCAAGGCTACCAATGTCGTCAACGTCAGCCAGCCACGCAAAAACGCGCATCTTGCCGGTGAGAGTAGTACCTGTCTG